TGTACCTTCTTTATTAGGTAGAAATTTAGCAGCATTTTCATATAAAAACCTAAATAATTCATCAAAATCATCAACATTAGCATCTGCTATTGTTTGACGTATTTTAATAAATGAAGGTTTATTTTGTTTTAATTCTGATAGGATTTTATCCATATAATTAGATGAAACCAAAATTGATTTATCTAATTTTAGCTTTAAATCTACAGTATTAGCTTGAATTGTATTAATACATTTTCTTAAATCGGGGTAAAATTGTTTTACTATTGAACCTAAATCATCCATTTCAAATGAAATATTTTCTTTATCCATAATATCAGATAAATGATAAGCAACCTCTTTTTTACTTGGAGGTACTATTTTTAATACTTGACATCTTGATTGTAAAGGATCAATTATTCTTTCTATAAAATTACAAGTTAAAATAAATCTTGTAGTTCTAGAGAATGTTTCAATTATGTTTCTAAGTGATGCTTGCGCTTGTATCGTAAGAAAATCCGCCTCATCCAAGATAACAACTTTAAGGGATTTAAATGACGCAACAGACGCAAAACCAGAGACTTTGTCCCTAATAGTTTCAATCCCACGTTCGTCAGAAGCGTTAATATAAATGTAATCACAATCTAAATTATTAATTATTAATTTTGCTAATGTAGTTTTACCTGTACCTGCAGGTCCATAAAATATGAAATTTTGTATATCATTTTGTTCTAAATATTTTGATATAACAGATTTTATATTTTCATTACCTACATAATTATCTAAACTATTAGGTCTATATTTTTCTACTAATAAACTATTCTCCGTATTCACCATATATTGAATATCTTTTGATTGGTTCAGGTTTTATTTCTTCTTCAGTTGTTGAAATTGCATATAATTCACTTTTTAATGGAGCTAATTTATAATCACCTCTAAAATCAGTTTTATGCATATATGCTTCCAAAGCATCAGTTAAATTTTTATGTACAGTTCCACTTGGTTCTTCTGATACTAATCTCCATTTATCACCTGGTGGTACTCTACGAGCAATTAAAACATCTGTTTCTACTATTTCAGTTTTTACTTTCATAAGATACGAAAATTAGATGGGGGAGACAAGCTCCCCCGTTAATTATTTAGATTCAGCTACTGATGCTTTTTTATAATCAGTAATTACTCTTTTAATAGCTTGCGCCGCTTTTCTTGCTCTTGCCTGTGAAGCTTTTGTAGCTCCAAAATTATTTTCAGCTAGGATATTGAAGTTTTCTTCAATTACCGTAAATATTTCATTTTTTGTCATTTTATTATTTATTAATTATTAATTTACATCATACCCATCATTGATGGATCTATTTGTGGTTGTTTATCATCATTATCCTCTGGGTGGTTTACTACAGTACATTCTGTTAATAATACTGTTCCAGCAACTGATGCTGCATTTTCAAGTGCCAACCTAGTTACTTTAGTTGGGTCAATAATACCTGATTCTTTATAATCAATTACGTCTCCTTTATTAACATCTATTCCAGCCCAGTGATCGTTTCCTGAGTCAACTAATTTATATCTACCAAATAATTGTGCGTCTGCTTGATTATAACCAGCATTTAATAAAATTTGTTCAAATGGTTTACCACATGCTTTATAAACAATTTCTGCACCAATACTATCATTTTTAGCTCCAATTAAACCAGATATAGATTCTCGGGCGTATAGTAAAGCAACACCACCTCCTGGTAGGATTCCTTCTTCAATAGCAGCTTTTGTTGCATGTAGTGCGTCATCAACTCTATCTTTCTTTTCTCTTAATTCTAGTTCAGTATTACCTCCAACA